GAGCCTTCGATGTACGCATCAACGACATCCTTAGGTAGACCTTCTTGTGCTAACGCTGAATAATCTTCTTCTGACAGATTACCGTTCTCAGCATAAGCATCAAAGTATTTCTGGAAACGAGCTTCGTTACCTTGAACTTGTAAGTCCTCAGGTTTGACCTCAGGTTCCTGCTTACCAGACTTTAGGTTGTTATAGTCAGCCACAAAGTCTTCTACTGAGTTGAAACCCTCAGGCAACCACTCAGGTCTATCAGCAGGTTTGTCCTCTGGTTTAACCTCAGGTGCATCTGGTGAACTAATGACAGCCTGAGCTTGCTCAAACTTAGCCACCATGTCGGCATCGTGATTCTCTGGCGCTACTTCCGTTGGGGTGTTAATCTCTAAAGACACGATTATTCACCTTGAACACGGATACATCCATTGACAACATCGACAACATAACCCTCTGGAACCTGAGCTAGATACGCTGGGTCAATCACAGGTTGATCGTCAACGTAGCTCAACGGGTTGTAAGCTTCTTGAGTTACCTCAGGTGTTACCTCAGGTTGTTCGCTTTGTACTTCTTCTGTTTTCTTAGCCATTTTGTATTGGTGCTGATATGTTTGGTGTTAAATTATTTACCGCATTAGGGATAGAAGATTGAGCAGCTGCCATTAGCATCTGTCTTTGTTCTTCTACTTGGATTTCCTCAGGTGTCCTAATGAGTCCCTTAGGGTCAACATTAGTTGCTGAACCAATCCTTGATATGAGACCATCCATCTTGATGTACTTCTCAACTACTTGTGGACCCAGCATTACAATCTTAGAAACGAACAGGTCTAGCTTGTTCAAATCCTGACCACGACCTAAAGCTTCCAAGCCTGTAGTGATTGCTGGTTTAACTGTTCCATCAGGTAATCTTGGTAGTTCACCATTGGTGGTCATCCTTGCGATAATCCTTCGTACAAAAGGTAACTGGAACTCTCTTGACAGTATGGAATACATACCACCTAAAGCGTCCTCAAGTTCACCCGCCATGTACCTAATCTCTTCTGCTGTTACACGTTCTCCGTTCCTTTGGATTGCTGTGTTCAACAGGAAAGCAAACGATAGTGCTTCTTTGAGTTCTCTTAAGGTATTTGAAGCAACCGACAAGTCCATTGATTTATTCAGTTGATGTGTATGAACATCTGCTTCTCGGCCAGCAACAACATCACCAGATTCAGCTTTGGTTATAGCTGATGCTTTAGTGATACCATTGGGGTCAATAAGGTGTATAATACGAGCAGCCTCTGCTGACCCTTGAACAACAGCTTGGCTTAACTTCTCGAATGAGATAAGGTCTCCAAGGTGTTCCTCAACGTAAGACCTTCCGTAGTCCTCATCTGCAATAGCAACACACCGTAAGGCCAACCAAGGGGATTCATCCTTAGGATACCAACCCTCTGAGTCAGCTACCTTTGTTTCCTCAAGTTCTTGATGGACCACCCATTTGTCATCTTCAAGACGTATCACCGTATAAAGATCAATGTTGTTGTCTTTGGTTCTACCTGAGGAGGACTTTGAGAGTGACTCATCGAAACCCTTAAGTTCAGGTGGTAGTGTCTCTCTTGATAAAGAGTCTCTCACTATGATTAACGTTGGCTCGCCCATTGGGTCTCGCTTAACGACATACCTATCCAACCTGTAATACTTGACACCACCTTTGTCGGGTAAATACAATAGAACATTACCAGCTAAGAGAAACTGCTTGAGTGCCTCAAAGATCACTGGTCGAATATTAGATGATTCGATGTTCTGTGTTACTTCCCTTTCATAAGCAGCGAAAGCTTCTTCTATTCTGTTACGTGCTGTCTCATCATTAGAGAGTTGCTGTAGGTCAGAACTTGATATGGTCATCCTAAAGAAATTAGCATTAGGTGGTAACAATGCTAATAACAGTTTACTGGATAGATTCTTTAAACCTCTGGAACCTAAGCTCTGATAAGGTGTCCTAAACTTAGAAGCTGATGATGTACCCTTCTCAGGGAATAACGATGGGATTGTAACCTTAGCACACTCCCTAGCTCTTCGATCATAATGCAGTCTGTCTGTTTCTAATTCATCAAACAAACTCTTTGCTGATTTATAGTCCATAGGTTACACCTGAGGTATAGACAAGCCTGTCCCAAAGTTGACCCCTGGTGTTAAGTCGATGACTAAATCTGTTCTACCACCCTTACGTTTGGTTGTTGATGTTGAGCTGTTTACAGCTGAGGTATCACCTTTAACATCGGACTTGTTACCAAGAATAGGTGGTGGTGGGGGTGGCGGTGGTGGTGGCGGTGGTGTGTATCCTCCGCCTCCTCCTGACATACACATAAGCAACTCCTTAGGTTGGTGAAGTGTTTACCTCAAAACGTATCTTGAGATCATCAATTAATTTTCTTGAACCAACATACATCCATATCTCTCTTTCAGACATATCAGCTGTTGGACATCTGTGTGGTATCTGTTCATCTAACAGCTGGATTAAATCCTCAGCTGTGACAATGAGCTTACCTGTGGTTTGACTTAGGGTTAACATAGGGTTTACCTAGGGTTGTACTTAAGGTTAGACTTAAGGTTCTCTTCCTTCCCCCTTCGGGTCAGGGTTTTAAAATTAAGATGACATCCTTGTCATTAATTCGTCCCTAGCAGGCCACCCAGTTTGAGCTTTAAATAGAGGCTTGGGTGTTCACAATCTACTTAACCGGACATACGCCACCAGCGCATTCCTGTTCTCTGATTTCTTCAAATGAATTAGCAGAATCAATATCAACAGGGAGCAACTTAGCAACATACGCTTCGTACACTTCTTTGGTTACAACCTCTTGTGGTAGGTACAGATACCCAAGGTCAGCTGCGGTTTTCGTTGGGTCAGCTCGATAAAGAAACGACACACCAACATACAAATCCCAGTTCAACAGTAACCAGTCAACAATCTCATCAGCTTCTTCAGGTGAATAGCTAATGGTTGCTGAGGTGTTCTGCTGATTCCAGTTGTTCTGGATTAGCTTGTATCTCTCAAGCTGCTCTATAGCGGTCTCAGTGTTAACCTCAACACCGTTGACACTGGTGAACTCAACATCAGCCCACTCCACAGGTAGAGTCACTAGGACTCCCTCAGGGTCTGCTGGGTTATTGAATACGTTGTATCCAGACTGTCTCAGCTTGTCAACTATAGGGTCATGCTTAGAGAAGTTAACGTTGTTAAATATGTATCTACCAAGAGGCTTATGAACTCCCTCTGTTGTATCCATAATTTTACTTAAGGTTCCACTAGGTTTAACCGTAGTTACATTCTTAGGGTGCTGTAAGCCCAACTCATCAGCCATACTGTAAGCAGCACTTGTGGTGACTCGTTGTAACTCTTGGTAATCATAAGCACTCAGGTCTCCTCTCCGTGCAATACCTGTTAGACCAACCCCACATAGACGTAAGAACTCATTGTTCAAATGCCATGCTTCTTGCAGGATACCATCACGAAGATCAACACAGGTTTGTCGGTAGTTTGCTCTAGCAGCGATAGTGAGTGCTTCACGTAAACCTGCTGAGTCACCTTTGAACTTCCCTATGTCACATTCAGTAAGATTACAAAACGATTTATTACCCAATAGGATTTCACAGCAAGGGTTTGAACCTTTAAACCAAGGCGCACGTTTCAATGCTGCTTGACCGTTAATGAATCCTGGTTCTGAACCTCCAGCTTCTTCCATCAACGTGAAGATTTCCTTGAGTTTCTCCTTAGAGGGCTTACTGTAAAACACAATAGAGTTGTTTGATTGACAGCGATGAAAGTTATCGTGCATCCAGAACTCTTTCTTAGCTACAGCAAACTCTTTCCACTCAGGGTCATCAGCATCAATTAAGGCAATCTCAGCTGATCTACGGGACGATAGAACAGTACCCAACCAGTTGAGTACATCAAGTATATCTAGAGCCGACAACAGGCTTCCTGCTCGTTTATTCATGATGTCAGCAACTGCTTTAAAAGCTTTGGCAAACGCTTCGTCACCTGAGCTAATCCAACCGTAACCCTTTAGACGCTCCCCAGCAGGGCGTATATTTGAGAAATCGAGTACAAGTTTATTGGCGGGATACTTACCAGCAAGCATCTTACCGATGCTCTTGGCCCAAGCCTCTGCGCTATCTCCGACTGTGATAGTCCAGGTCTTTGATTCTGAATCCCAGGTTTCTGTGTTGTATTCTTGTCCACCCTTTTCAGTCCTTGTTGATCTGATTACTTCAATGTCCTTGATGGGTTTCATAAAGCCATTCAAGGTTCCACGAATCATTTTGAAACCCACACCACACCCTTGAAGTAACAACCAAAGACAATCCACTGCGTCATACACTGTCTCAACATGGGTGAAGCTACAGTTGAACATTGAGGATTCTCTGGTTCGTGATATTTCAGTACCACCTAACCACAATGAGCGACCTGACATTAATACCTTACGTTCTAACATCAAGCGTTCTAAGGTGTCTAACTCACGGAGTTCTTCAACTGTTAGTTCAGAACCTTTAGCTCTTTCCCACAGCCAGAACTGATGGTCAATAACTCGTGCAACTGTTTGTTCCCATGTTTCAAACACTGTGCCCGTATCATTGCGTGGTCTGTTATAGGTTCTTCTGGTAATGATCTGTGCGCGTGTTGATGGTTGATTATTCTTATTCATTCAATTCCTTTATGTCGAACGTTAGCATCATTGCTATACAAGCTGCTGCGTGTGCTAAGTGATAGTTACCGGATTCTTCATCCAAGAGTTCACCTGTGAACCACGAATGTAGGTGTCTTCTAGTTGCGGCATATAGACGATTAGGGTCTATCCCCTTCTCCCAGTTACGGTCTCCGTACTTGTTTGCTCCGTAGGTGAAAGCTTTAGCAACCTCTTGTTCAAACTCTGGTGGTACTAGGTCAAACCTAAGCTTCCCTTGGTCAAACTTCTTGCCTACATCAGGTGTCTCCTGTGCTACATCCTCTCCTAAAACTTCGTATCTATAAGGGAGCATTGAGTGGATATTACCGTCAGCAAACAGAAAATCGTGGCACTCAGTATGGTCACATAGTCCGTGGACAGTAGCTATTTGTCCTCCGTATCCTGGCCCATGATTAGGAAAAAAGTTAACATCAATAACTTTGACCTTATCTCCCACCCTTAGTCTTCTCTTGGGTTCCACAATAAAACCTCCTTCTTTTTGAAATCATAATCATCAGCTCTACAGATACGAGCCACCCTAGCCTGAACCAAAGCATCACCCTCAGTTAAACCTTTCTTTTCATACTGCTCGACTATGGCTTTCCACCAGTCACTGGGGGACACACTATCTAAAACCCTATCAGCACCCTTAGGTCCAACCCCAGGACACCCCTTATAACCATCTGTAGAGTCACCTATTAGGGATTGATACAGGTGGTATCTGTCAGCTTCTTCCTCACGGATGTGCTTAGGTTTGTCATCCTTGCGTGGATTGAACAGCCACCCAGGGATTGTCTTCATGTCTTTATCTTCTGAGACAATGATCTTCTTCCCTGGGATTAACGTTGGGTGTGTACTTAGGATTCCCATCACATCATCTGCTTCCAATGATGGACGGATAAAGCTGTCATACCGACCAGCTAAGTAATCCTTAACAATGTTTAATAACTCAGGTTTTTCAACACCACTACGATTACTCTTGTAGGTCGGTAGGACTTCCTTACGCCAGTTAGTCTTATCTGTTAGACAAACAATAGCCGTGTTTGCTTGGAGTTTATCTAAGAGACTCTCAACGATTTCCTCAGCTTGCTCTAAGGCTCTGTTCAGGTTGAGACTTCTGGTTTGTATGTCATCACCCCAGTCAATATCCTGTTGATTCACTGAGGCAATCTGATAGGCGATGATGTCTGAGTCGAGTAATAAAGTTACCTTCTCATGTGTTGCCATTGTTAGTTACCATTCCTGCTCGATCACCAGGGGAACACCTGAGAACAGATAACCACCTGTACGGTTGGTCAGTGGCGACTCCGACTTTAGTAAGCTAAACTCCTTTTGTGTTAACTCGATGTATTCAATCTCCTTTCCCTCCTTAGCAGCTTGCCTTATGGCGGCAAATAAGAGTTCACTCATCACTTTTTTATAAATAACTTTCATACTTAAGACTCCGTTGATTGGATGACAAACTGAGGGTATTCCAGCTTGTCAACTATTTGACCAATAAAAGCAGGCCACTCTTTCAGTCTATGCTTAGACCTTTGGTAGACCATGTTCTGTAGTGTTTTGTAGTTAGTAAATACAACACGCATCTGATAGAAACCCTCAGGTAAGTTAGCCTTGAGGGTTTGAACATCAGCACCACTCACGATCAACCCATTGAGAATCCTAATGACCTCTTCATCTGTACTCTGATGGAAATCCTCAGGTGTCAGCTGACGTTTACTTAAGGTGTGCATGGTGCTTGCTGATTGTTTGGTAACACCAACACGATAGGTGTCAAACTCTTGCCAGAAACCTCTGGTTCCTCTCATGGTTATCCACACGCCGATTGACTCAAGAAACTTATTATGACCACCTTGCTTGAACGCTAAGAGGTTAGCTCTATGTAAAGCCTTCTGTTGTCTCTCAGGTGTCCACCACAGGTGTAATGGTTCTTTACCATCCCAGTAAGATAAGGCCATACCTAATAACGCTTTGGATAAACCGTACTCTTCTACGTCAAGGACTTCCATTAGGACTCCAAGTGTTTCTTCAATAGGTCAAGGACGTTAGCTGGTTTCCATCCATCAGGTTTTAGAATCTTTCCATCTGCTCTTCTGATAACTTGACCATCAACACACTTGTTCATGTTAGCTTGGTGGATGGCATCAAAGACTTCATCAAAGGGAAGACCTAAAGCGTTCATCAGACCCATCGTCACATAAACCAAGTCAACAGCTTCTGATACAACATCACGAAGATTCACTAGGTTATCCCCTGAGTGACTTGGATAAGAGAAATCCCCAATAGCATCAGCTAACTCAATGAACTCCTCTTTGATTAACTTCCACCATAACGCTGTCTGTTGTCCTACGGGTGACTCAAAGTCCAACACATCGTCATACGCTGACTGTTCTAGGGTGAACGTGGGTTGACCACAGGCTTGCATGAACTCTAACTGTTTAGACTGTAAAGACATCATCGTCCTCCTCTGTGAAAGCCCCAGGTATCCACGAAAGGAGTATCCCGATGACTGTGCTTATGGTTCCATAGACAGACAGCCAGAAGAGTTCAGGGCTTTCTGTGAACATGTATAAAACAAAGGCCATAAAGAACAGAAGTGTTGAGAACTCTAATAACTTTCGCTTGCTTAACTTTCGGTTCATAAGAACTCCTTAGTGAATAAATCTTGTTGAACTCTTCTGGTTGCTTCGTCAAAGTGGGCATGAAGAAATGCCACAGGAAACAACACTGAGCCATTGAAGTCTCTACCATCAGCTTCAACACCGTTCAACTTAAAGAACAGTTGTTGGTACTCATAAGCAAAGCGTTTGATTGAATCAGCTTTCTCAACATTGATAGGAGTGAAAGCCATGAGGTAAGACCTTACGGTCATCGGTCCGTAGACCTTTAGATCGTAAGGTGCATCTGTAGGTTGTGATTTAATATTCATTGGTTAATTGTTAGTGAGTTTCTGCCCAGCTTCTTCCTGTCTTAGCTTCTCCATCAAGCCTACATCTGAACCCAAAGTGGTCCCCTGCTGCTGTGATGGATTCTGTGGCTGTTGTTCTAATAAGTTCTGCATGTTGTTCCTTATGTTCTATTTGCCACTCATCGTGGACATTGGCTACAAACTCATAGTCAACACAGGGTACTAACCCTAACTGTTGAAGTTTGTCATCTAATATGACAAGAGCTTTCTTCATCACGATAGCACCAGCACCTTGTAACAAAGTGTTAAGTGCTGCATGTGAACTACGGATGTTTAATAATCTTCCATCAAGACCCCTGACGTAACCGTTCTTCTCAGCTGCTGACTGAACAGCTTTAAGTAAAGCACCTAAGGCTGGTAGTCCTGAGAGAAACTTAGCCTTTAACTCTTTGCCACGCTTAGGTCCAGACCCAACGATTGACCCTATCTTTGCGTCACCTGCTCCATAAAGGAAAGCATAGATGAACGTCTTGGCATCATTCCTGGTTGGTAGTTCAGCTGCCTGTTGGTTGGCTGTATGAATATCACCGTGTAATACGATGTCACCATAAGCACCACCATCCCACTTAGCCATGTAATGAGCCAAGCATCTCAGCTCAAGACCACTTGCGTCAGCCCCTGTCAATAACCACCCCTCGGTAGGCTTATACAAGTCTCTGAACTCGTACCCCCAACCACCCTCAAAGTCATACAGTATCTCTCCAGCTTTGTTCTTTCTTACTGATGGAGTTTGAGCAACGTTGGGTGTGTTATGGGTCATCCTACCTGTGACAGCACCGTTGGTATTAACCCGTCCATGTATCCTACCGTTCTTTGATAGTTTCAACAGCCCATTTGAACCATTAGCTAGTTGTCCTAATCGTTTATCCACTGTGAGATACTCAACCAACAACTTAGCTTCTGGATAGTGAAGACCCTCAAGTGTACTTTCGTCAACCGTAGGACACCCATTGTTACCAAACTCAGTTGGTCTCCAGCCATACACCTTGATTAATCTATCTCCAATGTGCTGTCTGGATGAGGGGTTGAACTCTACTAACTCAACCTTAGTTAAGGTAACACCTGAGGTATATCCATTCTTCGTACTGTTTACCTTAGGCGTGAACTTTCCTTTATTGACATACCAAGACCCAAAGCTAACCTTGAGCGCATCTTCAAGTTCAGCCTTACGTTTCGATAGTGTTCCATAAAGGACAGCAGCAGCTCGTTCATCAAAGCAGAAACCTCTAGCTGATTGCCTAAGGATAATCCTTTTGACATCATGCTCAAGCCTTACTGCTTCCTCTGAATATTGTTTCTCAACAATCTTATTGAACAAGGTTGTTGTTGCGCTAACGTCCTGAACACAGTAGTCCTCCATGTCCTGATTCCAAGACTCCCATCCGCCGCTGTAGTCGTCCTTAAGATTACTTAATCTGTAACCCCAAGCTTTCAACGAGTGTGACCCTATGAGTCTCTTAGGAAACTCAGGGTTCTTTCTTGCAAATGAGAAGTCCCTATCTTTAAGGTCAGTCCATATCAGCTGAGAACACACTAAGGTATCCGTTACGATACCCTTAGGTTTGAACCTTGGGTATAACTTCTGGATTGCCCTAATGTCAAAGTCTAAGATGTTATGTCCAATGATTTCTTGAGCTTCCTCAAGTGACTGAATACCGAACTTAATGTCCTTACGTTGACTGTTATAAACAATTGTTACGCGAGTGTCTAAGTCATAAGTAACTAGACAGTGGATGGTTGTCAACTCATCTAACAAACCATTAGACTCAAGGTCGAATATTAGTCGTGACATTGGGTTAGACCTCGTATTCAATCCAAGGTGTTAAACACCTGACGAACCCTGGGGTATTGTAAGCTGCTACTTCGGAAATTGGGTTATCAACGATGTCTGTCCATACACAATCATTGATTTTAAACAAGGCAACCCGATACTTCTTAGTTGTCGGTTTAACCCTATAGTTTAACCCCTCAGAAAAGTTAGGGTTCTTACAATCAGCCCACTCACCAGCAGCTGTTTCACACTGAATAGTTTGACCCTCAGCATAAGCAACGATCACATTAAAATGTTTATGTCTCATTCAAAGTCCTTAATAATTTCATTAAGCACACTCACCCCAGCAGACACCTGTGACAGGACATCATCAAAAGCTTCTTTTAAAGCTTCTGCCACAGTTTCAGTAACATGTTTACAAACAACAGCTGCTAAATAAACACCAGCTCTGTCAGCGCCATCTACCTCAGCTATGGACAAGTAAAAGTCACGCTCTTGTTCTGTTAGTTTTGTATCTTTAAGTTCCACCTTATAACCTCGTTCGTCTTGATTTACGTTCACCCCAGGTTGGACTCAATGGAACATCCTGAGATATTAAAAATAGAATAAGAAGATCAGAAAAAATCTGAACCTTCCACTTTAGCCGTTGAATCTTCCTCTCTATCCACCTCATGTTTTAATCCTGTAGTTCTGTCGTAACGAAATAATTGAGTCTTACCTGTGGCAAACCCTGTGTATCTATCCTTCAAACATCTGATAACAGACAGATCACGATCATCCTCAGTGTCAGACTGCTGGTCTCTCTCAATGGCAAACACAAAGTTGGCATACTGAGTTACAGCTTTCCCACCAACGAAGTCATCTAAAGTTACCCTTCCACCTTCCTCATGGGTCTTACCACCTTGTTTTGATTTGCGGAGATGGGAGACATAATGAAGGACAAAAGGTAACTCCTTGTTGAGATCATTGAGTGACCTCATGAGCTTCTTCATTGCTGAGTTTTGGTTCTCACCTTCCTCACCATCAAGGATGTAAGTGACATGGTCGAGAACAATATGAGTACAACCTAAGGCAACCACCATGTATCTGATAATGGAACACACATACTCTGTATCCAAAGGTCCATCAGCACGATACATCTCTAGGTGTTTAGAGACTAAAGATTTAGTTGCTTCGTGTTTACTGTTGTCAAATGTAAACCCAGGGATGTGATAAAACTGACCATCAATCTGACCTGCGATTGTCTCTACGGTTAACATAAGGTTTGGTTCCTCAAGTAGTAACGTACCGACTTTCTTTCGGTAGGTCTTGATGACATGCCCTATGATTCTCTTCAACAAATCAGTCTTACCTACACCTGTTCCAGCACCATAGGCATACATCTCGTTAGGACGCATACCGTAAGTCCAGTTGGACATGGATTCAAATGGAAAGGTGTCACCCCAAGTTACCTCAAACTCACCTGATTCAACCACATCAGTACCTGAGTAAACACCTATGGGTCTATCAGACTTAGCATCCCATAAGGCATTAATGAGTTCCTTGATGAGTCCGGCCTTAAGCATCTCATTAGCGTCCTTCTTAGGCAACCTAGCGATCTTAGCTTTACCTGGGGTAAACAGTTGAGCGCACTCCTTAGCTGCTTTGTTTCCTGGTTCATCATTGTCAAAGCAGATAACAATCTCATCAAACCTTTCGAGCCACGTTAGGTGTTTGCTTAGGTCTTTCTTAGCTGCCTGTGCGCCATTAGGGACAGACACCACAGCCCACTTGTTGTCTTGTACCTGAGAGACAGACATGCAATCTATTTCACCCTCAGTAATAGTGATTCGTTTACCACCATCCTTCCACAACCATTGACCAAACAAAGGTAGATTCTTAGTGTCACCTAAAAGTCTGAACCTCTTGTCAGCAAAGCGAACCTTCTGAGCTACCACCTCACCATCTACAATGTAATTAGCTACATGGACTCTATCTCCGTCATCGTCGTTGACAAGGTAGGTCTTACCTTTCTCCGATGTTTTCTCTTTGACTGTTGCTTGGTGGTATCTGAACTTGTTGAAGGTCTCAACTGAGATGGACCGTCTTGAAGACTCGAACTGGTACGACTCAACCATGCCTGCATATCCTCTTTGTGATTTGATGGGTGAACTATCATGTCCCTCAGTTGGGTTTGTGTGATACCCACAAGAGAAACAATGGGTGTGTCCGTCTGAATACAATGAGCCAGCATCCCGTGAACCGCAGCTATCACAAGGAATGTGAGAGATAAAAGTAGAGTCTTCACGATCATCCATTGTTACTCCTTAGCTGTAGATTTCTTCTTCGTTCTCTTTAAGCCACTTCTGTACATCAAACGATGGACAATCTTTCCAAGCGTCTAACTCGTGGTGTCCCACGATCTTAGCATTAGGAAACTCAGCGATTAACTCTCTGAGTATTTCCTTTAGTGTCTCAAACTGGGGGTCTGTAAAGTTGTTCTCAGGTTGAAAGTCGATGTCTGTACCTCCAACCAAACACACACCTACTGATTCCTTGTTACGACCTTGCACATGAGCGCCAACAGAATCAATACTTCTACCGTGTTCTAACTCACCATCTCTTCTGATGACAAAGTGATAACCTATAGTTACCCAACCCTTCCCCCTATGCCACCTACTGATTTCCTCAGCACCAATGTCCATGTGTTCTGGCGTAGCTGAACAATGAACAACAATGTACTTGACAGCCTCCTTAACTAACTTCTGTATTGCCATTTCTAATCCTGTTATTTAATTTAGAGTCACCTCTGATATTGGTTATCTCAATCTGGTTAGCAACGATCTTGTCACTAACCACTTTGATAACCTTCCCAAGAGCATCCTGTAGTACATCCTGTTCATTCCTTAGCTGAATCAGTCTGTCTCTATCCTCAGGTTCCATAATGTTTCCTTATGTCAACTCATAGATTGACACAACAATCTTTGGTTCACCACTAGCAAACCTCTTGCTTGTCCACAAACCAACCACTTGGTCATCATCTTTCCAAACCTTACTGAACTTAGTGATGACATCAAGTGGACCCTTAGCATAGTTATCAACGTCCCCCCTAGGCCACTTAAGCTTTGAAGTCTTGGCTCTCGTAATGTGAGACTCAACGACAACCACGAGTGGACCTGTGAGTTGTGACTTAGATTCTTCTAGGATTTCCTTAGCAGCATCAATGAACTCTTGATACTTCTTTGAATAATAGACACCCCAACGAGTTACCCTAGGTCTACTAGCTGGAACAGGGTTGAGTGGTATCGTGATGGTGACTACAGGTGAACCTGAGGATACAACCTCAGCAATGGAAAGTTCGATCTTAGAAATCGTCGCTTCCATCGTCTTCATCTTCTTCGTAGTTGTCCTGAGGTTGAGCCTTAGGTGTTGACTTGGTTGTCGTTGCGTCACCGTCTGAGTCAAACCCATAGCCAGAAGCTGAGGCTCCACCCGTGGTAACAAGTTCTTTCACTTGGAAAGCTCGTAGTCTTAAGGTCAATCCAACTTTCTTGTTACTGTCTGGCCCATAAGGTACAGCTTCAAAGTTAACCTTGATAACAGAACCACCATAGACCGGAGTCTCGTCATCCCAAGGAGAACCATCAGCATCAAATCCGTTTGGTTTCTGTGCAAAGGGTTTACCGTCCTTGGGTGTGACCTTAGCTTTCAACTTAAAGCGTAAGAATACTTCACCTGTTTCTTCACCTTCATCATCATAAACAAGGTGGTATGTATCAGCCTTAGTGATCTTCTTGCGATCAGCAGGTTTAGCAGCTTCGATTACCTTGTTGAACTCAGTGTCCAAGTATTCATCTAACTGTTCAATCAACTCATCAGCAACTGCACGGTCCATCTTTAGGTCAACCTTGTAGTCACCATCAGGGTTGAACTTTGTGTCTGCTTTGGTTAGCCAGGGGAACATTGCGATTCCTTCTGGTGTTGTCTTGATAAACTTCTTTTTCTTTTCTGCCATGTTTGTTCCTATTTATATGTTGGAAGATATATAGAATCGTCTAGTTCAGAGCCGTTGTACTCAATAGCACATCCACTAAGAGCTTTATAAATACTGTCTACGTACTTTCTATCTGAGTTATCAGGGCTTCCACCAACCCTCCCAAGGATTCCAACTAATGTTTCAGCCTCTTTCCCTGTTAATGTGAGCGTTACTGATGTTTTTACTGTAGCTTCTGCCATGTTTGTTCCTATTTAAAATTAACCATTCAAGTGTTTACCTAATTCACCCTCAATGTAAGCCCTCACAGCTGCAAACTTCTTGTCCCACCCGTTGCTTTCAGCATTGGCAACCAATCGTTCTAACCTAGTGAGTTCTGCTCTAACATCCAGACCGAATACCTCCATCAACAAACCAGTCATCGTTATGAGTGACGCTATCTGTATCGTGGGGTGTAAGTTCTGGATGCTATTGAGGACTGCAAGTGAACCTAAGGCCACTTCGTTTGAATCTGCATTGTTTAATTGTTCAATCAGTTTTGTCATTGTCTGTCCTGTAGCTGTAGGTGGGACACGAAATGTCTCCCTCGAAAGGTCAGGGTTTTAAAAACAAAACAGTTCAGCAAGCTCTAACCAGTAGTCATCCTCAGTGTGGTCAACCTGTGTTACACCTGAGCCCCTACACTGACTACAGCTTGTGTAATCACTTCTTCCTTCACCTGTTCCATTGCACGTAGGACAGTCGTTGTCTTCTTCGGACATGGTGTCTCCTTCTTGTTGAATATTAGGTCGTAGTTGGCCGAGAACTTAGCGTGGTCCGTGGGTCTTTGCCTTGAGCCTTTACCTCCGGTGGTCATACGGGTGTCCCTAGGTCGGATGCTTTAACAAATAAAGCCATAGCTTCCTCCTGGGTGAACGCTGTAACGGCGTTACTGGTGAGTCGTTCGTTTTCTGAATACCAGTAGTGATTCCTACTAACGAACTCATACGATCTAAACAGCTTCTTACGTCTAACACCGAAAGTCCCATCCTTAAACTCTACTAACTCTATTTTCATGTGGTCTTACCTCTACTCTTAGTTTTACTTAATGCCTTTCTAAAGGCTTCCTTGATTGAATCTTTATCTGCCTGAGAGATACTCATGGTGCATCCTTTAGTCGTTCATCAATGATGCAAAACAAGGGAACCTTCCAGCGTTTCCACCATGCAAGGGCATCGGGTTCCATCCTGTTAATTTCTATATCAGTGAAGTTTCGCCAAGAATCTATTGAATGTCTCTGACAACCGATTTGCAGGGTTGTTTTGGTGAACCCTATGGGCCACATATCTAGCTGTATGGTGAAGATGTAGCGCATATCACCATGACACCTAAGGTCAGCACCCCTAAGGTAAGCACCCCCAAGGTAAGCACCCCCAAGGTCAGCACCCCTAAGGTTAGCACCCCCAAGGTTAGCACCCCCAAGGTCAGCACCCCCAAGGTCAGCACCCCTAAGGTTAGCACACCCAAGGTTAGCACCCCCAAGGTTAGCACCCCCAAGGTTAGCACCCCTAAGGTCAGCATCCCTAAGGTTAGCACCCATACTAACCGAAGCTTCAACAGCGCCTTTTAAAGTGCTACCTTCGGTGTACAGCGTGAATAGGTTCTCGCCTGTCAACCTATGTTTTATACTAACCATCAAGGTCTCCCATAAAGATTCTGATTGTGAACAGCGTTGCTGCTATAACGATTACTGCTGTTTCAAGCATTGTGTTTCTCCTGCTTTGTGTTTTGACTGTTTGCTAAATAAACCGCATGTGCAAAACCTGTTGGAGTAGCACTCCGTATGTTGTGTCTATCAGGACCAGGCGGACATTTATGTATCCGGTCATCTGGTGGTGGTAGATCATCTAATTCAAATTTTTCTGGCATAACAAAACCCCCAGCAACCCATAGACAGGTTTTCTTTGTGTAGTTATCTTCTAAGTTGTAACCTGTGAAGTGGTGCGGGCTAAATGTGTGGTCTGGTTTTCGCCAGTAACTACTGATGGTGCTAACAGGGTTCTCGATAAGATAAGGAGCGTTAGCCCACTCACAGAACTCCGCAGCTGTAGCGAACATTTCAACTGCTGTGCTTAGTTTTCTTAAACCTTTTCCCGTAAACCATCTAGACCCTGATACGGCTAAGTGATCGCAAGGCGGGAAAGCTGCTACAAAAGCTATCCTATTTTTATCAAACGGTGGTAGCCAAGGTTTCGTCAAATCATAATGTACTTTGTGAAGGTTTCCTTCTGTTGTCACGCCGCATGTTGAATACGCCGGTGGGTGTTGAATATCCACAATCCAACACTCATAACCTTGGTTCAACCACGGCTCAACCATCTTCCCACTAACATCAAACAAACTGACCACAATATTTCTTTGTGTCATCTAAGAATCTCCTAAAGTTAACTAAAAGTGTCTCCCTCAAAGGGTCAGGGTTTTAAAAAAGAAAAGACCCTGAGTTCACACCCAAGGTCTTCCGTTTACTTACTCTTACTAATTACTTGTTACTTACTCTCAGTCATTGTCAACTATTCAGGCAAAGAAATACTGCGAATCTTTGATTACAGATATATCCAGCGCACCTTTAGGCGGGATCTCCTTGATCTGTTCGGCCAACTCATCAGGCAACTGCTTAATGATTTGCTGTCTGAACTCCTCAAGTACATCATCAGAATACAACTTAATGAACTCTTCTCTGAGTACAACATTAAGTAAATCCGTATCAGTTGCATGTGTTCCATATGAATCATGAATCATAGCAAAACTGGTGACACCTCTATCAACCATTGCATTGACAGTTTTCATTAGATGAGCTGAGTCTAATGAATGAACAAAGTTAGGACTGATACCTGCTGCCTGTCTTCTTCTGTTAAGTTCTCTTGTCTCTTCACCTATGGACACCTGTATGCGACACCCAGCAATAACAGCGTCGACAACCTTAAGGTTTAATGTCCTGTAGTGTTGAAGCACAGGGAATCCTACGGGTGTCTCCCAATGGACTGGTAGGTCGTTTGAAGCTGCAACCTTAGCTGTGTTCTTAAGCCAGTCCATGATGGTTACCGCTGCTGTTGTGATGGTTCCAATAGCAGGATACATGACACCAGCTAACCAATTACAAGCAGGAACAATCTCATCAGTCAGTAAGATAGGTTTACCATCAGCCTTAGCTTTCTTCACTTCCTCTATGATCTGATTCGACATACCATTGACAGTAGCGCCATAACAAAGTGTCATCACGGGTCTCTTAGCGATCGACCTAGTGATCTTACCTGCCCAAAGTTCAGCCATAGCGTCCCCCTCAGCTGCTTTCTCATCGACAATCTTAGCTACCTCATTAGCCACATCCATATAGATGTCCTGAGGTTTCTCACAAGGAACCAGATTAACTGTTGCTCTGCTGTCTCTACCCATAGCTGACAGATGCTGTGCGCCATTGTTAGAGCCATCCATTGCAATAGGAAGGTGAGACACAAAGTTGATACCTTGGGTCTGATAGCCTTCCCACTCATAGATAGCAGCTAAGGCTTGATAAGGTTTATCTGCTTTGGTCCAGAAGGTGTACTCAAGTGGGTCTAAGGCGCACATTGACAGGATAGTTGAATGATCTTCTACCCATTGAACACGATCATCAAAGGGAACCTTATCAACACCAAACAATCCAGCAATGTGACACGCTAACCAGTAAGCACCGTCTTCACCTAAGGTCTTACCCTCAGCGAACTCTAAAAGTGCTTTCCCTGTGTCATCACCTTGAGGACACACTGTACCAACACCCGCTGCTGGATAGACACGACCCCTCCAGTCAAGGACATGAGGATAGTAGATTACTTCCTCATCTTTAAACTTGTTGGCAACCCAAAGCTTCTGACTTAGAGCAATACGTTTGGATACCAACTTGTTGTTTTGTTCGTGAACTACAGCTGCTCTTTGTTTCCATTCTTTCTTAGCTTCTTCATTGGTATCTATGTCGAATGGTTTAGTTGGTAACTCAAGACAGTCCCGCATTGGTAACTTTCCAAGCGTAAGATTTCCCTCCCACACACTTTGCATAGTATTGAGTACGTTCTTATTGATTCTCCAAGGTGTCTCTTGTATAGCGTTGACAGCTTTGTAAACCTCAGGCATATCCCAGTTATCTAACTCCCCTATGTAGTCTTCATCGTGGGATTTGATTAATGATAGTTTGATCTTACCAGTTAAGTATCCACCGTCTTTAGGTGACACCCAAGGTCTAGGCTTAACTAACATAGGTAACAGAAAGGGTGATCTTAGTTCGCACTTAGAGTGTGCTGATTCTAACCACTCTAGGACTCTCGGTGTTGGCGACACAATTACAGCTGAATCATTCTTCCCTCTCTTCCTTGTTTCCAACACCACTAAGCCAGTTGACTCAATGACAAACCCGATCAACAGATTAGTAAGACGCTGACGTTCTGACAGGTCAATAGACAAGGTTTTAACCTCAGCGTTCTCCATAGCTACTCTTGTTACGTTCTTCCTGTGTGTAGCACTGGTTGACTTCTTGAACTTATTCTCCAGCACCACAGCGTAACCTGGGGCGGCATCTCTAAGTTTCCTAAAGTTAATCTCCTCAACTAGATGCGTCAGGATGTGACCACAAGCTTCTTGTAAGGTTACTGACTTATGGAGACAGTTAATGACACCCCTTAGCGTGATGAAAGCTATGGTGTCTGAATCAAGTTGATTGAGGAACTTAATCATCAATGCTTGTTTTCTAGCTTTACCTACAGTGATGTCGTCCTTCCATGCCTGGATGGTCTCTGACAAAGGTAATAAGTAAGTCTTGATTAATATATTCCCAGGCTGAGAGTCAGCTTCTTTCTGCTCAGAGGGTGACTTAAGGTGATACTCAAGACGTTCCTTACGGTAGCGAGCTATACCTAACTCTACGGAATACTCTTCTAATTCCAACTGTCTTTCTAAAGCATCTTTATTCATGTTGATTACCTTTTCTTATTGTCAACTGATAGAACGTAATAGTCCGGTCCTTCTTGGGAAGGTACTTAAGGTTAGACTTAAGGTGGACTAAATGATTGACCTTGGGTAACACCTAAGGTTAGACCTAAGGTAGTATCCTAAGGTTTGTATCCTCTGCCCTTCGGGTCAGGGTTTTAAAATTAAGAGCTGTTTCAAGGGACACATTAAGTAACTCAGTGTGTCCTGATACAGTCTTTTCTTTGAGTAAAACTTAGCCTGTAAAGACCTTGTTTTGTTTGATAGGGACACAGTGGGTGTGTCTTTGTGTCCCTTTGAGTGTGTCCTAGGTTTCCCTAAGCCTTTGATATATTTGGAGCTGGTGATGGGACTCGAACCCGCGACCGGCTGATTACAAATCAGCTTAGAGCCTAAAGTTCTTACAACTGTTTTTCTTATTCCATTATAAATCATCTACTTAGAATCCGTAATCATGTGCTGTTAGTTAAGGTGGGACACACTGTTAGGACTCAGTGTATCACCACCTGCTTAGGGTAAGGGTTTTAAAACGATCAGATGATAACTGTCGGAACTTCTAATGGCCCGATCAGTTTTATATCAAGTAAATGGTTTGGGTGTTCACCTTTAATTATTGAGTATTCATCAGGGTACGGTAGGCTTAACAAGGTGCGGTCTTTGTGTTGTGTAACGCTGATTACCACAGGGACTTCATAACCCCACCCATCGTGTTTGTACCAGTACCACCCCTCAGGTGCGCTTTGGAGATCATTAAGTCCGTATAAGGTTTCAGTCATTATTTCCCTCTAATTTATACATTGCAGATACCAACTGCTCATCTATAACCTGTGTATAGCGAGCTGTTTGGCGTATATCACGATGACCAAGCCACTTCTGGATAACCCTGATGTCCACCCCAGCTTGGGCTAGACGAGTACCACAGGTGTGTCTTAGTGCGTGAATCTTATAGCCTTCCCCACTGGGCCATCCGAAGTGGTCTCTGAGTCTATCCCAGCACTGTCTAGCAGCTGAATAGGTTAGATCGTGGAAAGGGTATTCATTATGGATACGGCGAGAGAAAACCTCAGCTGCTCTTGATGTGAGAGGTAAGGTTATATCATCACCATTCTTTGTGTCTCGTAGTGTAACGGTTCTTCCTGTTAAATCCACATCATTTTTATGTAAATTAATAATTGAGCTGAATCTAGCCCCGACATCGGCTAGGACAGTAAACAAATCTATCATGTCTTGACGGCCCAACTCAGCCAGTCTATTAAAAATCTGTTGTTCCATCTCTTCTGTGAACCACACGGAATGGCTCTTGGTTGCTTTCTTAAGCTTTAATGATGACCAGTCTACATGTTGAACTTCGAGACCCCAAACGTTTGACGCTCGGTCTATAGCGTTCTTTATCAATCCTAGTTTTTGGTTTATGGTTGACTTACTGTTTCCTTGGGTCAACTTTAGGTTAATCCAATCATTGATTAAATTAGAATCAACTTTCCCTATTTGGTAACTACTTATCGAGTCCTTATCAATAGCACGGACGCTCACCAGATAGAAACTTTTATAGCTCTTGTGGTCTTTCCACAGCTCCACTAAGCAGCGTCCAAGGGCATCACGTAGGGTAATACCCATAGCGTCCCGCACGGGCCTTCCTGGCGTGTATAGACCCGCTAGAATGGACATTCTGATTGATGCTTCAACAGACTGGGCTTCCTGTTTGTTGGTGGTCTTGGTTGAACCACGAAACCTGGGTGAACTATACCCAAGGCGCTTGGCTTGATCTGGTGAGAGCTTTATGTCGTAACACCAGTAAGGACTATTTGATTTCTTAATGAGAGACACGGGACTTTCCTAGGTTTTGCAAAAGGGAATCGTGTATTGTTTTGCCTTTTTCAGTGAATGTTACTACCTTGTAACGTCTGTCTACAGGGTCTTCCATGTCTTGTATGAGTCCTAATCCTTGCTTAGCGCCTCTGCCTCTAGCAGTTAATATATCAATGTTTCTACTGACTGTTGTTTTGTTTAGACCACTGTTTTGTATTAGGTCGGATACGTGTGTGTTCCCGTCTCTTTTAATCAGACAGAATAATAGAAGAGCTGCCACCGTGGCATCGGGATTAATGTCTCTAAATGTCTTTAGAATCTGGATAAGGTTATACACTGGATGACTCCCCTTTTGAATTATTAGAGTGTTGACTTTAGACCACTGTAACATGAAGTCAACACTATGATAATTAAAAATAGATTAATATGAGTTGATTAACAGTTTTTGTTGTAACTGTTTACGGATTAATTTTTGTTTGTCCCTGGCTTGACGTATTGTTTTGGCTCTCATTTTCGGCGGCGCGTTGGTTGGGTGTTAAGGTTTCATCGTGGCATCCCCACTGTTCTACCTTAGCTTTGGTTGTTGATGCTTGTATGTCGTAGTATCTGTTGAAGCGTCCATCTGTGTTTAGGATACGTTCGCCAGGTCTCTTATCTCTGTTTGTCATCTATATGTGCTACCAGTTAGCTAAAAAGTAATGACCATCGGACTCTATAAAGTCCATAGAGAGATCACAACCAAAAGCTTCATAATCGAAATAGTTAGTGATTGATTCAGGTACGCCGTGAAGTAAACCTGTGGAATCTATGTACTCATATGCAAGGTCGGTATCGTTATCAAATGAACCGTAATAGGCTTCTTCGATTTTATCAAGTGGAATCCCTAGATCAAGACCGGAGTCTATTATCTCTTGATCTAGATGACTATCATTCACAAAGTCAAGATACTCATAAATAGCCTCCACGTTACCGCATTCACTATAGAGGTCTTTAGGGAATCCTTCGAAGTCTTGGAACATAAACTCTGGGTCTTCTTCGTCACTATGTAGTTTATGGCAATAATCATAGAACTCTGTTGCATCAGCAAAGTCTTCCAGGTCTACCCATTCACCACCTATCGAACCATTGTTGTATTTCGCGTATGTACCGACATAAAGACGTGCTGTTGTTGTGTTTTGAGTGTTCATTTTGTTTACCTATTGGTTTGAGTTAATGTTATTTCGTGGTTGATCTTAGTGTAACTGTTTTTGTTTGTCAACTGTTATCTATCTATATCAACAAATACTTTTTCTTTACCCCTGAGGATGTACAGGCTTCCACTGTTTGAATAGATCATACAGTAAACACGTTTCCACCTTTTACCGTCTTGTATCATGTAGCTGGTTGGAATCTTTGAGCCATACCCAGTACCACCACGTCCAAATGGCAAGAGTGCTTCGGCTTCCATCTTGGGTGTTATGTGCTGCTTTACTGAGACCTCTGCATATTCTGGTTTGATGTATGCGTTCATTTCATTCACCTTATTTACTAATCAATCTACTATTATTAATTGCTTGCATAGCTTGGGATTTAGTCCAAAACGGATTCCCTTGGTTTGCTGTTGATAGACCTTGGTTGGCTATAACGAGCAATCTTACTTTTAATTGTTGTGTGGTCATTGTTATTCCCCTTGTTAGTTGCTAGATGTTTCGCCTTGTTTGCTGGCTTGGTGCGAACTATCCGCCGATTGTTTCAGTTTGTCAACAATAAATTTAATCAAGCTTAAGGTGTAACCAGTGCTATCCAAGGTCCACACAATGTAACCCAGTGTCATCAATATAGATGCAATCCTAGAGTTATCATACAAGCATTTAAGGCTTACCCAGTGTCCAACCCTGGCTACCCTACCTGTGTTGTATCAGGTCGAGCGTGATGAGCGTCTACGTTGGTTTAATGGGTGACTTTTGGTGTGGCCTTGGGTGTGCTTCATAGGTAGATCATTTGATGCACTTTTGCTTCATGGGTAAAGCATCAGGTGTTACCCAAGGTAAAGCATCAGGTGTTACCCAAGGTAAAGCATCAGGTGTTACTTTAGGTAAAGCATCAGGTGTTACTTTGGGTAAAGCATCAGGTGTTACTTTGGGTGTGTTAACACTAGATATAGTGGTGAATCGTTTGGTGGAACACTAGATACAGTGTTTAATTAATGCAGAAACCGATAAAACCAAAAAACAAGAACAAACAGAGAACAATGAATAGTGTGATGTTATATTATAACATAAAAAACCACCTCAAGATCACTCAAAGCAACCTCGAGGTGGTTCATTTACTACAACCAGCTGATCCCATATCAGGTGCAAAACTAAGTAAATCAATCACTTACTACTTAGTGTGCCCCTTGGGTGAGTCCCTTCCACACTGGCAGCATCAGCCACCACCCTCAGGTAGAACCAAAGGAGGCCCAAGGGGGGATTGCTGCGCTGCTTACTATCAGATAGGCTTTCAAATTTTTCTAACAAAAATCAAGCAACCCAAGGTCACACCTAAACACCACACTAGAATGGTCCGATGTTTTTGACAGTCAGCTCGCCGCCAAATGACACTAGATTTGCTGACCGTCCGTTTAACACTGAGGCTGTTGCATCAGTAGCAACTGTGTGCTTTCCACCAGGTACTACCTGTAGAGAGGCATAGCTTGCAACCGAAGCATCACTTGCACTAGCAACACTTGCAGGACTGACCTTAGTACCGAACTCAGTCCATATTGCATTGTTATTAACTTGCCCGTCATTCCAATCAAACCCACTTCCAGCATCACTAACCGCTAAATTTGAGCCAACAGCATCACTGGCGATAATAGTGTTAGTAATGTTTGAGTTTGCAGTTAATGGCAATGCAACAGTTATATCAATCCCACGATTACCGAACCGATGGAATGCAGCATGGTCAATGTCCCATATTACAGGCTGTGTGAATACATCATTAGACAAAATGCCTTTGTATCCTTTCTCAATAACAGCGCCTTTAATTTCCAATGCGTAGCTGATGCCAGTCCGGTTATAAAAAGCCGATGCACTTGTGCCTGTTTGGCTTGGTATAACCTCTGTGCCCTGCAATAGCGACACCTGATTATTGCCGCCGTTAATATGGTGGAAGTTACCGCTACCATCACCAATGCGCACGTTATAGAACTTCATGTAATTGTTTTCGGCATCGTGCCTAATGATTCGCTCTGTAGTCGTGGCAGCATTAGCTAAGCTATTTAGGTGTAGGTTGTAAAACTCTAGGTTGAGAGCCGTAGAACCACCAGCCGCACGAACAGTAGACTGAATGTGATAAATCGCCGCTGTATCATGCTCCCATATTGTTAGGTCTTTACCAGCGCCCCACACTTGCACAGGTGTACCGAAAGAACAGGCTCGCAAATCTAGTGTAATAGGATTGTCCGCGCGAAGCGTTGTTCTTGGTGTTGTGTAAGTGCCTGCTGCTATCTGCACACGACAACCACAACCGACCTGGGTTGCCGGGGATGCTCTTAACAAAAAGTTAGGGTCTGCCATTGCTGTGCAGGGATAAAAACCACCTTTTAATGCCTCTGTAGAGCCAACATTTGTACCAGTAGTGGCTATAAAATAAGTCGGATGTACGACAGGTGTGGGTACTTGTCCAGGCACTAAGTTACTAAACCTTGATACTGAGGTTGCCCGTGCGGATTTACGCGCGTTAGTAGCAGCGCCGCCTGATGTTGTCAGATATAGCTCATTATTCAGGTCGAAAATACCTTGAATGTTCACACCTTCCGCTGTCGAACTCAATCTGTGCAAACCAATACGATAGGCATTAGCACCGTCAGTGCTGGCATAAATGCTAATATCTTTGGCTTCCATAAAGTTTACGGTTGCGCCCGCTGTGGTATTGGTCAAATCAACCGCTATGCCTTTTTCTGCATGTTTCGGACTGATTGCCAGTTTTGCCGTATTAGTGCCAGTTTTAATAAGCCAGTAATACGCGACAGCCGCGCCGGATGTAATGACAGTACCACCAGGAGCGCCCGTACCCGTTAGCCAAATACATTCACCCTGAGCTATCTCTCTACGTCCTTTTGTTACGTCAAATGTTAGGGTTATTTCATCTGTTGTTGCGTTTACGGCTGAAATCGTGACTGTGCCGCGATTAACATCAATCGCCGGTGAACTTGTGAAAATAACCGTACCGTCATCCATTGCATGACTGTTCCAGGCTTCGTCGTACCAAGCAGGTAGATCGCCGCCTAATTTAGTATGGCCCGCAAAGTTCTTGGAAAAGCTATAAAAACCGCTGTACTTGGTTGGCTCGTCTTGGTTAGATACCTGATCTGCCCCGTAATACATTTTACCCGTGCTATCAATAGCAAGTTGCACAGCACGATATATTTGATTTCCAATCAATGCTTTAAATGCGCCACTGTTAAATGCAGAATCATTTAGATACAAATCAGGCGTAGCAGGAAACCCGGCATACTGAGTCATGTCAACTTCAAGAATACCGAACTTGTTGACATACAGCACACCGTTACTATCGGTAGTAGCATCGACTTTACCGTCACCAAAACCGACATATAAACAGCCGTTGTATTTGTTGTACTGACAGAAATGAATGTGACGAACCCGGTTATTCAGGTCGCTGGTAGCAGTCAAGTTCCAAGCGTATTGTGTTTTGAATGTTTGCCCACGGTCGAAACTGGCAACAATCTGAATCTCTTCGAAGTTAGCTGTTCCTTCGGTGTTATACCATCCAAAGAAAATCGCTTTTTGGCCTGTTGTGGGCATGTTGAACACAGACAGCGTTTGCTTATTCAACATTTGAATAGTGCCGACTTTAGTAGCACCACCCGCCCAGCGATTACCTAAGTCGTAACGAATCCAGGTTTCACCCTGGTCCCAACTAAACCATAATTGATAAGCTGTTGTAGCAGTATCAGAACCAGCTGTGTTGGCAGTTTGCACAACAAGCAAATCATGGTCGTGATAATAGAATGGTCCCTGTTTAACAAATAAAGCCTCAGCACTGAAACTGCGTAACAAAACTGGTGCTGATGGTGTAACACCTGGTGTTCTGCTGTTACGTTCCCACCTGTAAACGCTTTGATTGTTACAGGCTACCGCAAGATTAGTGACATAGTTGGAATCATCGCAACGGCCTAATAAGTAGGTTTTACCATCCGATTTGCTAACAAAATAATCAGTGATTTGTGCGCCGTAAAAATCGACGGGTTCTAGTAGGTTTGGGTAAGAAACTGTTGGTAATGTAGTCCCGCCACTGGCTGCTAGTTGTGTACCATCAGACCAATATAGAACCCCGTCAATCCTAACCGGACCTGTGTGAACACCTACACCACCAGCTAAGGTAAAATCTTCCATTGACTCAATATCAGCTATGTCATCCTTGATTACTTCCCCAGCTGTATTCGTATAGGTCACTAGCCCTGAGGGGTCTTCATCTGTTACAATATATCTACCTACGAACTGACTTGGAGTCGGCTTAGTAGCCACCGTATCTATTCTCATTAAATCTCCTTAAGTTAATCTTTGAGTCCACTCAAGGTCTAACACCCTTAAGTACACCTGTCGTAATTCCTTCTGTTAAATCCCTAGAGACCCACCAAGACTGTTGCTAGTCTAAGTAAACTATCTACAGACAACTCACCCCATTCTGAAACAATAAAGACCACTGATAGGATTACCAGCACTACCCTCTTACGTTTTAACTTTGTCATGAATAATCCTTTAATCAATCATCATTGAACATAAACACCTAAGGAACCCTAAAGAGACTTGTGTCATACCTAAGGTAACTCCCAAGGTTAAGACCTAAGGTAACTCCCAAGGTCTGACATGAGGTATCTCTTTAGGTATTACCTTAGGATTACTATTATTTAGTAATAACATTAACTAACAAACCTAAGGTCTGTATCCTAAGGTCAAACCTAAGGAGTAACCTTAGGTTCACCTTGAGTAACACCTAAGGTATTACCTAAGGTAGTATCCTAAGGTTCTTTCCTTTCCCCTTCGGGTCAGGGTTTTAAAATTATCCAATCAAATCATAGAAATGCGTTGCACTCTCCATGAACCTTTCCAGCTCCATTTCAACCAGTGTATTTCTATGGTCTTCTGCTGCTGTAACTTCATCTCTAGCCATCTGTTCAACCCAATAACTGACAGCCATAGCTAACGCTTCTAATCTGTCATCATGCTTAAGGGAACCCCTGTCCTTTGTAATCCGAGACATCTGATAGAAGAGTTGGTAAGCAAAGGTCTCCCTGTTTGCCTCGTAGTCCCTCTTAATGAGTTCCTTAGAGACTACCAACCTATGCTGATTCATGAGTGGTTCTAGGGTGTCAATGATTCGCTTCTCTTTCTGAGTGCTGTGTCTGACTTCCTCTATGGCACATCTATGTTTTCTGAACATCACTGGTTTCAATAGTTCAGTGAACATACCATCACCAAAGTTCTGTTCAACAATGCAATAGTTGACATTGTGTAACTTAGCGATGTCAGTAAGTCCCTCTAGTGTTGCTTGCGAGTACCCTTCCGTAAATCCACCCGATGCAACCAGATAAAGCTTACCTAACAGTATCTTAACTACTGCATAAGCTGTTTCATCTGAGCCACCACCTGAGGGGTCAATCGCCATGACAGACCCTGTGTAATCCACATAGTTATCTCTGGATACAAACATTGGCGAATGGAAGTGGTCTCCTTGGAGTCCAACACAGGGTAAATCCTGAATAGTTCTGTCAGGACCACTAGCCCATGTCACGGATACTGGACCTTTGGTGGTATCCAGGTCCATCACGATGAGATCACCCAGTTTCAATGGGTGTCTGTCTTGGTCACTCAGGGTTGTATCTAACATGAACTGTAAGGCAAACCCTGATCTACCATAGGAAGCCTCACGTTTCATCAGGTCGAAGTCATCGAACCTAGCAACGTCTGTTGGGTGTCCTTCGGGTAGACCTAAGGATTCAATATAGGGTGCTAACTGTCCATTGTACTTTAGCGGGTCTTTAGGAACCCTAGCAGGCCAAACCCGTATCTCGTAACCCCTCTCTGGTAAGAGGTTGTACACCGACATTTCCGTTTGGGGTGTCCCTAGGTAGATGATACGAGAGTCAACCTTAGGTGTTAATACTGCGTCAAACTCCTTGATAGCCTCAGCGAGTCTATCCCTCATTAACTGTGTCAGGGAGTTCTTCGGGGTTTCAATATCATCTGGAATAATAATATCAGCACGACTACCAGCAATCTGACCAGTAATACCAACTGACTTAACACTAGGAGCGTGAGCTGCCAAAGCAGGACCGACATCAAACGCGATACTCGAATCACGCTGCTCAGGTCCGGCCTTAAGATGAGCCAAGATGGGTATCTCATTGATTAACCTTCTGGTAAATGTTGTGAAGGAATCAGCACGTTCTTTACTGGCTGATACCACAAGGATTTTCTTTTGTGGGTCTCTGAGTAACACCCAAAGTACAAACGCTGAGGTTACCCAAGATTTACCAACACCCCTGAAAGCTTCAATGACACACCTGTTAGGTCCGTGTTGAAGGTAGGACGCTATGTCATACTGTAATGCTGTTGGTTCTGGTAAGTTAAGGTGCTGCCATACAATCCAAAGGAAGTTCCTAAAGTCGGATGTGATCTGTTCCATAATAGTCCTTTAAAGCTCCGTAGAGCCTCTCTAAGGCCATCCTAGGGTCTACCAGCTAGGGTAGCCTAGGGTAAGCCTCAGGTCGTCATTAATCTCGTTTATATAACCCTTGCTTTAACTCATAACCCATCAACGGCCAAATTTTTTGCACCGCATTACTGCGAGCAATCTTTCTGCCGATTTCTGCATCAAAATTTTCAGGACTTGCACAGGCTGACTCGCCGGTCACAGTAAAGCCGTTGTTTAAAACCAGCACACAAAAAGTCAGTAGATCAACTGCTGTTGACGTTGCTTGCCAAGCTGGACCGCCTTGATACACATGAACAAGCGCATCACCAGCAGTGAAGTAGTGTTCTTCTTTAATATTCGCCTCAATATCAGCAGGCGTTACACGCGGCGCTGTTAAGCCTTTTTCAATGATTTCTTTTTCAATTTCATGGTCTGTCATTGTTATCAATCCTAAATGTTTTAACGTTACTTAATTAGCCGCTAGTGAGTGGTTAAAGGGTAATGAACTAAACAGTCTATCAATCTCTGTATTGTTCCCTGTACTCATCTCTGCTTCAATACCATTGTCCTTTAAGAACTTTATGATGTTACTGTATAACTGAGGAGGTACAGGTTCACCTGAGGTCTTATACCTATCCAACTCTTCAAGCATCGACTTAGCGATACCACCGTGTAATTGATCTAACAGCTCAACTGTTGCTTTACTCATGTTCTACTCCTGTTCGTTTCCGTACTATAGCGGTTACCACATCTGTTCCTAAGGTTGCCAACCCACAGGCCAACCCCATCTGAACATAGAAGGGCGCATTGGGGGATATAAACCCTAGGAAAGCTGCACTACCTCCTAAGCCCATTGAACACATCACCCTACCTACAGCTGCTCTAAAGCTAATCATGTGTTTCTCCTTGAGTATTGACCCAAGGCTGATGAACCCCGCGATACCACCTAAGGTCAGAAAGTGTGTCCAACATAATCTGTCCGGCATAGTTCCCTCTTATGTCCAAGATGTTCCATTCCAAACCTTGATAGTGTTGGATGTTGTATTAAAATATAAAGCACCAACCATCAGGGGATTACCCTTAAGATCAACCGTAGGTGCTGTTGATGCCGGACCTAAGTACCAAGCTCTCATGTCGTCGTAGATACTAAGACAAGCAGCTTCATGATTCGCTGCTAGACTACGTTGGGTGGAGGCTGAGGTTGCTGAGGTTGCAGCATTGGTTGCTGAGGTTGACGCTGAGGTTGCTGAGGTTGACGCTGAGGTTGCTGAGGAGGCACTAGCTGATGCTGAGGAGGAAGCTGAGGTTGCACTTGCAGCAACCCCTGTTACTAAATTAGAAATAGTAGCTGCCATTTTAGCGGGACAATCAACGTAGTATGTCGTACCCGCTGCATTAGTTAGTGGATACTTTCCGTCATTCGAAGGTCCACCTGTAGCTGACCCTGATAACCAGTTTACCATTTGAGTTTCTCTGGTGTTCCATAAGTCAACCATTGCCTTTAGGTCAGCTGCTAAGGTAGAGTTTGTGATACTCATTAGGTCCACCCTGAGTTAATATCATAAGCGAGTATGTCGTCAATACCTGTTAACGCTTCTACCTCAGCTTTTTTAGTCCAAGCAATAGAATATAACTGAGTATTTCTTGATGAGATTGCAATAACTAAACCCTGTAACCATAGTTTGTAATCTGTTTGGTTACTCCAAGAATGAATAACATTATTAGTATCTTTCCAGAACATCTCACCGGAGACTAGAGGCAAACTTATTGCTTCCCTAGCAAATATCTCTTGGAGTTTCCCGTTGATATTACTCTGAGCTTGAGCGTCTGCGTCGAGGGTTTTATTATCGTAAGTTACTGATTGTAAAGCCTTTGAACCTCGAAGCTTATCTATCTCTGTTACTTTCTTTTCTTTAGCAAGGTTTAATTGCTGAGTGTTTAAGGTATAAGTTTTACTTGTCCAATCCCATATGTGATATTGAGAAGGTTTACTGGGGAAAGCAGTAACAGTTTCTTGGTTAATATAAAACAGAGAATCGTCAACATAATCTTCTGATGTTAGGTTTGACTCCCCGTTCAATAATGTTGGTTCAAAATCTAAGTAAGAACTACTAATAACTCTTGTTATTTTACCGGAGGTTGTTTCATATATTATATTAAACATTTTATTTTTTAATCCCCAAGGTATTAATATATCTATTCCGGGCATACCCATTATCTGAGTAGTCCTTATCTACTTGCAGTTGAATAGAATAGTTCTGACCAGCTGGGAGTGTGAACATTGTAGCCGCAGAAACCAAACTGAAAGCAGTTGGTTCTCCATAAATAGCTGACAATGGACCGTACACAACAGACCCATTCACTAACAACCTTAGGTTGATTACAGCACCACCTGTTGGGCTGTTACTAGATGCTTCCAGTTCAGCGCCAAACGATGCGAGTATCTTTGAGTCAACGGTTGTGGACACAACCCCTGTATTTAAGGTTTGTATTGTTGTCCAGGTATAAAGCGGGAGTGTTACTTGACCAGCTGTAACAGCAGCTGCTGATAGTGATACGGCATTACCTTGGATGTCTAACTCACCCACAGATAGTTTATTAGCGGACGCGCGGTCTAACTGTGTGTTCCCAACTATGGATGTACCTAAACCACCACCTGAGGACAAGATAATGTTATTCCCTGAGTCTCTAATCGTAATAGATTTAGCCTCAACATTACCCGCAGAATCCACAGTGAACTGACCAGACCCAGCATCTATAGCACCCTTGAACTTAGCTGTACCATCGGTCTTAACATAGAAGATACCATTAGTATCGTTCTTAGCCCCAACCCCATACCACACAGGATACGACCCTGTTTTATCAATCTCAAACTTTCTGGATGACCCATAGTCAAACGTAATAGAACCAGCTGTAATAACCCCAAGGTCAGCATTAATAGCTGCTAGGTTGTTGGTTGTGATATGTGTCGCACCAATCTCCCCAGCAGCAATGGAATCACCATAGATAGTTCCATCAACAATCAACTGACCATTGATACCAACCGTCGAGACTCCACCAACAACACCAGCTGTGAATGGAACCACAGGTGTAACCCCAGGTGCAACTATGGTAAAAGTATCAGCCCGTATCACAAAGCTGGACGTATGTGTTCCATCATTGTTTGTGTAAGCTGCTAAACCGTATCCAGCAACGTAACCATCAACATCAATCTTAACTGTGTACTGAGCTTTTAAAGCATCAATAGAAGCTTGAGTCTCAACCGATGTTCCACCATTCTCTTCCAACGTGGTGATTCTTGAGGTCAACGTTTGGATTGTTCCATCAGTATTTGTCCGATAAACAGCGTCCTGTGCGACTACCTCACCTAAAGCATCAAGGTCAGCAATCCTTGTTGATAGCTCCGTGTAGAGACCGGATTCAACCACATCAGCTACAATCTGGTCTGCTATGTTGGCTGAGGGTGTTGTGATTATCCCTGAACCCGTAGCCACCCTTACAGCAGCATCGTTGATTACCTGTTCATACTTATCTGTGAGTTCTTGACACAGATAGAAGTTCTGTAGAAATGAAATATCAAGATCAGTCTCTGTCAGAATCACCCCATCTTGAAAGTCAATCAGGGGTGTATCCTTAGGTGTATTCCTGCTGATAAAGACAGTAGCACCGTTAGCTGGCGTAGGGATGATGGTCACTGTGTTGGGGGATTCCCACCTGAACACAGCATCCACACCATTCACACTAGCCTTGACATGTGCTTTATCTAAATAAGGAAATGGAACAGAGAACAAGTTAGTTACTGCATTACCTGTGTATTCCACATACGAATTAGCCATTATTCCCTCGGTTTCGATCTGGCAGGTAAATCACCTCCCATAATCTCAAGGAGGTTCCTCATGCCTAACGTGTTAGAAAACCAAACAAGACCTGTGTTGTTTCTCCAGTCTTGCTTAGAGTATGTATAGTTGTCATTTGTCAACCCACCAAGCGTGGTTGCAGACCCTTGGAGTTTCTTAGCGAAAGCAACAGCAGGAACCCCATCAAAGAAATTAGATGAATAACCGGATGACCTGTAGTTGAACATTGGGTCACGACCTGTTGTTTGCAATACAGAGTCTATGGTTCCAGGTATCAGTGTTGCCATGCCTGATCTTGAGAAAGCAGCAGCACCAATCTTTTCTGGTGACAACATCTTGTCTCTGTATTTCTGCTCATCCTTACGACCAATACTGTTGATGTAGGTCTGACCTGAGTAAGCCAAGCCAGCAAGGAAGGTGCTACCTAAAGCGTAAGCTAAGGTCTCCCCATCGTGCATCCTGATGTTATGGAGCAGCTGTTTCTCATAAGCAGTCAGTACGAATGACCTAAACTGGGCTAAGGTCTTACCTAACTCTGTTGAGAAGAATGGGTTAGTTTCACCAAACATATTTTGTTGAACCATACGAGCTGCCCAACGATTAGACGCATACTTGAATGCTGTAAAAGCATCTTCATCATCCCACTGTTGTAGACCTAAGGTTTTGACTTTAGGTCCAGACATCAGGCTGTTCTCTGTTGTGGAGTGTTGCCTGATTTGATTTAACACCCTACCCAGCATTTCCTCAGATAAACCTAATGACTGCATCCTTGCCATATTAGCTTTGGTTGGCTTAAAAGCCATACGGGTAAACTTCTGAGCAATACCAACAACAGCAATCTTCTCCAACAACAAAGTGATTGGAGCCATCCCTGAGACATCTGAGATAACACGTTTACCATACTGTTGTGCTGTATCGAGTTTCCCTATGGTACTGTCGAACCATCCCTTGTTGTTTCCCATAACCTCAGTGACATCCAAATGTCTAGCATCAGGTTGATGAAGGATACGACCAACACCAAACCCACCTAGTAGATCATTGATCTCATTGAACAATGGTTTAGCTGTTTGCTCAATGTCACCCTTACGGAAGATGTTGATGATTTCCTTAAATCCTGGTACATGAGTCATGATAGACCGAACACCCAGCTGAGAAACTACAGCTGCAAACTCAGGTATCTGTGCCCATCCTGTTTGACCCATACTGACTAAGAACTCATGGTCTCTGACCATAGATAAGTATCGAGCCATCTCAGGGTGTTTGTCCCTGAGTGAATCCTTAGGTGGTCTACCTATCAAGGTATCATAGATGAAGTCAGCCTTATCCATTTCCCTTTGGAGCTTCTCTGTCATCTTAGCTGAACCTACAGCTTCATCAGCCATACGTCTTGTCAATCTATTCCAATCAGCTCTTGACTTAACACCCTTCATAGCTAAGGCATAGTAACCCGTCATCTGTCTAACATAGGATGAATGCAATCTATCAGCATCCTCTTCAAACAGCTCAGACACCCTACGAAACTCAGTGTTACCTGAACCATCCTTCATGTGCATCCCAAAGTTCTCATCAAGTAAGACTCGACGTTTAGCTCTTGAGGGAACACCTTTACCTTCTACCTTAGCTGCGTTCCTGAGTGAATATAACAATGTTTCAACATCATTAGCAGCAACACCTGAGTCTAACAAGAACTCCTCAATGTCATCATAACGTTCGTTACCAAAGAGTCTCTGTAGGTTGAAACCCTCAGCACCTGTACCTTTGGTGAACCTATTGAAGATTGCTTTAGATAATCTTGAAGCTAACTCTTCTTCAATCTCAGGAACAGCTGAACGTATTGCACCTGAGATAAGACCTCTGGTTGCGTCACCACCATACCTAGCGTTGAACCCGTGCATCTTCTCTGATTGCCAGATACGGGATAAGTAATGAGGGTCTTCACTGACATTCTCAAAACCTTCAACACCAGCTTTCTTAAGCATACCTACGATACGCTTATTGTCATCAGCTATCTGTGCTGCTACTTGTTTGACAAAAGGAGACTCAATGTCTTCCCCTCTGACTGCCCTAGCCACCTGCACGTTAAACTCTTGTCTTGCTTCTGCATCAGAGAAGATTCTGAATGGATTGGTAGTCTTTCCTTGTTCAACCTTCCAACCCTTATAAGCATCATTACGAACTCTTGCGTAACCACTCATCAGGTGGTTGAACTCAGTGTGTTGAATAAGAGAAGACGTAATGTCCCCACCATCAACACCATCCTCAAGGAAGTTCTTAGCGATGTACCTTGAGGTGTTCCATTCAGATTTCTTCATGAGTCCAGCTAAGGAGAACCTAGTAGCATCTAAAGCTTTACCGACAGTCTTACCCCCAAGATACCAAGGGAGTTCTTGAAGACCTGAGTGTTCATTAGCCATTCTAGCTATAGCATCATCCACAGGCATATCATAAGGTAAATCAGGCACTACAGTAGCTCTCATGGCTCCCGCTGTGTCAACCCCACCGTTACCTAAGGTCTCCCTCTGGATGCTCTCTGAGATTCCCTGTAATGCTCTGCTGGTGTCTGGTAATTCATCAGCACCTTTAATACCCCTGTAAGCCAGTGGACCTAAGATAGACCCCGCAGCAGCTGCCCATAGAATGTTATTAGCATCCCTAGCTTCTGATGATTGTTGAACCAGACCTTCTAAACCAGCATTAACTGAACCACCCACAATAGCACTCTTAGCTATCCTAGCGAATGACCCAGCCTTTGACGCTGCTATCCACGGGGATGCTAACCCTTCTGATGCTATGGTCAGACCTAAGGCTGTCTCATCAAACAGATTAGCTAACAACCTAGCGCCAGTCCCTGTGAAACCCATAGAAGCAATCTGTTTCTCTGCATCCTGTTCTAACTTGATTCGACGTAAGATACTGTCAAAGTGTTCTGAGCTTTTAGCATCAAGTAAACTAGGGAGGTTCTCGGGGTTGATACCTTGGGTCTTAACATCCCAGTCTTCTTGGGATAACCTAAAGTTCTCATCGTGTAAATGTTGTGTTCCAGCCCTGAGTCGTTCTATAGCTGGTAACGCTGCGTCTAAGTCTCTGGAAATCTTAAAGGCATCTGTGAAGGACGGTTTAGCTTTCTCAGCTTCCTGCTGTAGTCTTTCCTTCTCAATGTTTGGAATGGTTGTTACAGCAGGGAAATCTGTCGAGTTAATTACCGCAGGTTGTTCCTGCTGTTGTGTATCCATTGTTTATCCTATTGAACTATAGAGAATGGTGTTGTTGGTGCGCGGTTCATTCGTTGTTGTTCTAACTCCTTAGCCTTGCTTTCAACAGCATCCAACCGTTTCATGTACTCAATCTTCTGTGTTGCTCTGTCTTGTTGAAGTTGATTGAACTGGTCAACCGTAGGTGCATCCTTAAGAGTAAACTCCTTGTACGCATCATTGAAGACAAAGAGTGGGTCATTGGTCCACCCAAAGTCACCCATGATTGCATAAGCACCCTTGGTGTTTGTAGGAACCACATAGTATTTCTCAGGGTCTTTCTTTAGCTTAGTCTCAATGTACCAATCACTAAACTTCTCGAAGTCTTCTGGTAACTGTGTTCCACCTGTGTAGACAGATGTACCACGAACATTGACATAGTTAGCCTCAAAGAAACCTAAGGAAGCCTCAAGTGCTTTATCAGGTGATAGACCAAGTTCGCCATAGTGCATAGCCATTTTCATAACAACATCGTACCTAGCACCACCATTATCAACACCCTCGCCATTGAAAGCTTTATCCCAAAAGCCTTGCTTGAAGTGTCCATCAACGGTTTCCCTGATCTTCCCTGGGAGGTCTGACTTAAAGAATACCTCTTGTTCCATGATGGGTTTATTGGCAATCTGTTTAACCCAAGCCCAAGCTTCTTCATCGGTTTTACCAGCAGCTGTAGCAGCATTGAAACGTAAGATGTTATCCCTAGCGTCTTTACTTGTGGCATGACGAAAGGCTAACGCTGGGTTCATTTGCATCATCTGATTGAACAGAGAGACACCAGCTTTGAAACCCTCAGCTGCCTGAGCGTTCTTATCATCAGGGATAATGGCAGCACCATTGTTAATGACAGATTTGAACTTGTCATACACCATAGCACCGTTAATGTTTAGACCCTTGAGTTGAGCTTTAAGTCCTTCACTGGGGTCTCCTGAGGTGGCACTAGCGGTTTCTGCAAGCTGTTCCATGTAAAGGTCTGTTGCTTTGTTCTTATCAGAACCGTCTGGAATCAACCAACCTTGACCGGCATGAAGAGCATCTGTGTTAACTACCTTGGTTTCTTCCTGTAGTCCAGCCACTCGTGATGTATAGAGTAGATTCTCTAACTCATCATTAGTTAGATAGGTACTAGCTACAGGGTCATTAACTAATTCCCTTGCAAACTCTAAGGTGAACTTACCTTCATCTGCTAACTTACGATAGAACGCCTTATTGTTCGCCATATCAGCACTCAAAGTTTTCTTACGTTCATCAGCAGCAGCTGCTTGTCCTGCCCTCAACCTATCACCAGCTGAGGTCATACCTATGGATATACCTGATTCGTCCTTATAGTCCATGAAGTTTAACAACTCAGGAATCTTCTGCTGAACAGCAACATCACCCCAAACATTCCCTAAGAACTCTGAGGCTTGCTTCTTGTTGATTAGACCGTCTTGAGTCAACAATGTTAGATGCTGGTCATATAACTTTCTTAACTGAGCAGGGTCATAGTTACGAACTTCCATTGACAAAGGGTTATTCTTAACGAACTCTTGAAGATGTGTCTGAGCGATGCTCGCTACAGAGTCTGTTAAGTTACCTACAGTGTAATCCCTGATTTCCTTATGCTTTGTATCAAACAGACTTGGTGTAATCCGATCAATAGCAGCTGCTGTATAAATCGCATACTGAGGGTCAATACCTGCTGTTGCTTCATGAACCCTTGCCGAGATTAAACCTTGAAGAGCATCTATAGGAGACTTATAGTCACCCCATGTCTTACTATCCTCAGGTCTGATCTGTGCTGCTTCTTGCTCAATACTTTGGGATAACTCAAGGCCATGCTTAATGGCTCTTGCTTTACTGTAACCTGCAAACTCAGAACCACTAGCTTCTGGATTGGGTTGGTCCCCTAAGTTTCCAGCCATGTAACCCTTAGCGTAATCAGCCTGTGCTTGCTTCTCCAAGACATTGTTAAAAGCCTCAGTGACACCTGGGACTAATTTACCCAGTGCATCACCTATGGCTAACATTCCTTGGTTGTTTCTAGGTTCTACATAGGTGTTCACTGGGTTAGCAAACACACCCACCTGATTAGAACCTATGCTTGATTGTAGCCTGGGGACGTTACCTACTCTTCTCGATTGCTCTTGCATTACTTCCCTCCACCGGATTGAGAGTAGGAGTTATAGGCTTTTAGTGCTGAACCAGCTATCTGTAAACCTGCTGCTACAGCACTAGGTCTATTAATAGAGTTGTATGCTGACTCGGATTGTGAGGCTATACCCTTAGCTTCCAACTCGTTCTGCTTAAGTCGTGCTTGGGTGTCTGCAATGATTCTTGAGGATTCAAACCCAGCTTGCATAAAGGTGTCATTGAGAATTGAATCCATACTTACCCCAGTAACCCCAGCCTCACCTGAGGCTACCCTTGCGGATGCTGCCTCACGTTGTTGCTGTCGTCGTACCTCAAGTAATGCTCCTGCTTCCTGCCTTACTGTTTGATTGTTCTTTTCAGCCATAGCAGCATATCTGTTTTCTTGATCTGCTCTTATAGCTTGCTCTTGTTTCTTAGCTTGACTTGCTTGCTGTGAATAAGACATAGCTGTACCAGCAGCTGAAATAGCTAAGGTAACAAGAGGTATTAATAAAGGACCACACATAGTTAGTTATCCTTGTGTTTATAAAACACTTTGAATGGGAATGAATTGTCTATCAACACAGGTTCGTCTATGAAGGAAAACCCACACCACCGTAACCAACGGATGACCTTAACGTTGTCCTGATCTGTAGCATTGGTTAAAGTCCTGTAGTTACTCATTAGGTCAGCAACCACAGGTCTTGACATCCTAGCTAACTTCACCCAATAATTATCAATCAGGTGACTGGCAAGTAACCAAACAACCCCAACACCCTCAAATGGAGAAGGACATGTGCCATATATAGCGATAACTCCTTGGGAATCCCTAGCTGTTATGCATTGGTCGGACACATGGTAGCCCTTGATGATTGCTTCTAGTGGGTCTGTAGCTCCTGCTTTGAGAACCTCTAAAGCGTCCTGAGGTCTTATCGTTTCGGATAACTCCAGGCAATCCTCAAGTGTTGTTGGTTGTAAGGTTACTGCTCTATCCATGTCTATGATCTACGTTGAATGAATGGTTCCCACTCAGCACTCGTAAAGAAACAAGGCATAGGGGTATCGTTGATGATTTCCACAGTGACTTCCTTAGGGTCTGAGAAGATAGGAACCCTGACTCGATCTGAATCAAACACAGGTTTGTTCAGTAGTAGATTACCTGTACCAATCCTTCTTCCTTTGAATGGTGTGGTTGTGGGTGTTCTACCGGCCTGTGTTACCTTAACTTCAAAGTTTCCTGTATCAGAATAGTCAATCAGAAGATTTCTCATTCGTATAATTGGTCCAAGCCTAGCGATGTCCTTCTGTAAATCCTTGAAGATCATCCTTGAGAATCTATACAGTGTGGTGTACTTCTTACCGATGAACACAGACCCAGCTGTATAGTTACCTGTTGCTGTGTAGGTTGCACTGTTGACTCGAGTTAACGGTAAGAGTGACCCCGATAGTTCACCAAAGGCTGTCCCTAAGATTGCTTGAAGTGAACCTTCCTCATCATAAGGTAGTGTCCAGGTGGTTGTATTAGTGAAGCTGTTATAGCTACCTGTGAGTGTAACCTTACGGTCTAACAATACACGATAACCCACGGTATCCAGCTTTGAGAGGTTAAGGTCAACCTTCTCTAAATAAACACCACTGGTACGATGGACCACCATATAAGCGACTGAGTTGAGAACCTCAATGCAAAGAACTGTAGAGTCTGCATCAAGCTCCCACCGTGACCAGCTTGCTTGTTTCTTTTCATTACCTTGCCAGTAGAACTCATAAACATAAATCTCATTAGGTGTATCTGTTGAAAGAATGAAGAGTTTATCTTCGGTTGGACTTGCGGATAACCTAAAGACATTCTCAGGGATGTACGTTGGTACATGTTTGGTTATTTCAGCTGCATCATTGGTTACTGTGTCATCAGAGACAAAGTATTCTCTAACAGCTGTACCACCACTACGAGGGGTGATGAAGTAAATATTAGGACCACAACCCACGGGTTTGACCGTAGCTGTTGTTTCAAACTCTGTTGTTTGATCTATCCGTACTGTCTTAGCTGTTAAAGCATCACCACCTGTTAAAGTAAACTGAGTCTGCTCGGAGAACAACATCAGGTTCTTATTGAAGGGTATCGCATGGTGGATGTTGGAAACCTTACTGTGTGACACAGCGACATCTATAGGGTCAGAGTCTAGGACATCCATAGCGGTATCACGCCAGAAGTTAAAGTATTCCCCAGCCTTAGACAAAACTACGTTTTCATTGGATACGAACCCTAATCTGTTTCTGTATAAGAATAGATCACTGATCTTGTTACCAACAAAGCTAGGCATTGGTGAAGAGTTCTCATCCCCAACGGACTTATCGTCCCAGGTGCTGACCTTAAATGAGAATGTACCATCTGAAAGTCTTACCAAAGAGAACGGCATGGTTGACGCTGTGAACTTTATCTTAGTTCCAGGCTTAGGACACTCAAGGTAAACACCTCCGGTCCTCTTGACGTAATAGTTGTCAAAGTTATTCCCAGGGTCTCCTGCTACTTCCCATATCTGTCCCTCAGGTGCTGTCCCTGATAAGTCAGAGAACAACTGACGAGAACCTGTGAGTGTGCCTGGGAACGTATCTGAGGCTTCTGTGACTGTGATGGTGGTATTCAGAATAAATGAATAGTCAGCTATGGTCATCACCTTAAAGGATGTCCTTGGGTTAGCTGCTGTTAGGTATCCTTTACCGTTTGGAAATGCTACTGTCTTCTGGTTTCCCTCAAGGTCAAACACCTTAAGATCACCATTGAAGATAGCCACTACGTATCTTTCAACCTCATCCCTATTGATGATATGGATGTAGGAGTTAGAGGTGTTCACTGAGTCTGTCAGTATCTTTGCGATATGTTCAGTCTCAGGTCGTTTACATAAGCCTCTGACCAACGAACTCACAGCGTTAACCTGTTCGTCACATTGCGTAGCGTGTCGTACCTCAGGTGCTTGCTGTGATACACCATTGTAGAATCCAGGTACTGTGTAGGATGTTAAGGCCATGTTGTGTACCTATCAACTATGACAGCAGATGAGTTATCCTTAACCATGTTGTATCCACCGTTCTCAGTATCCTCTGAGATAAAGGACACCCTTGCGTCTTGTTCGTCTTGAAAGGTGAATCTACCCAACTCAGCTGACCCAAGGAATCTCGCTTGGAATCTCCTAGCTGCTTTGGTGGTGATGTAGTTTCTAGCTGTTTCTGGTAAATCTGTGAATGGTAGATAAAGGACTAAATCAACCTTAGCTCCACTCGTAAATATCGTTGTGTGATTGACCACATCATAAACCTTGCTACCTCTTCGGGTAACAACTTTAGATAGGTCAGAGAAGGACTGAGCGTCCATCTTTAGGGTATTAGCAGGAAGTACCAACTCGTTGCCAACACTAAGCGTCAACGGATAAGCAGGTTCGGTATTGAATGTCCAACCACTTGACTGTACTTCTCTGGATGTTTCGTTAAGGATACCAACAGCTACATCCACATAGAGTAACCCTGTGTTAACTATGGAGTTAACTGGGGATTCACCTATTGACCCTAAAATTACATTTACAGCTTCCAGCTCTGTAGACTGTTCGTATGCCATAGTTTTCTAATCTCGCAAAAAAGGGGAACCCACGGATAGACCGTAAGTTCCCCAAGGAGGTTACTGTTTAAAGAGCGATTGATGGGTATCCAGTGGTTTTAATATTGAATACCTTACCGAGCAACCGCATAGCGTTTGGGTCGTCGATGATTACAGGTTGTTGACCCGTAGGTGTGAACTTGAAGTTACCATCAGATGTTAAAACAACATTGACAGTAGTGATAGCCACAGCACCTGGATGGGTCTGACCTTGTAACCTAAAAGTTGTTAAGTCAGCCATTAGGTTCTCCTTAAGCTGTCTTCAACTCAACAGCACAGTCAGGACGCAAGATACCATGACCTACTGCGTACTTAGCGACAACCAAAGTGCCTTGGTGACGAGCTGAGTATTCTTCTTCAACAGCCAAGTCCATCAACTTCACAGTACCAACAGCCATCTTGTTCATTACCAGACCAAAGGTATTAGAGAAGTTACCTTGATAAGCGGTAGGACCAGTGTTAACGTTGGTGCTTGGCAAGCGGTTGGTCTTGATGATTTCAATACCAGCAAGCTTAGGAATGTTACCTTCTGAGATAGAACCAACACCACCGTACTCTTGATTCAACAAGGCAACGTTCTGTGTCAACAGGTAGTATTGAGCTGGACGGAAGAAAGCAGCACGATCTGTTTCTGGAACATCTTTCTCATCCAGCGTTTGAGCTGCTGACCACAAACCATTAGCCAATGCTGTTGAGTCTGTGTTGAAAGCTGCGTTGGTTAGTGATGCACCACCAAAGCCACCAGTTACGGTAGCAGCAGCACGAGCAGCAAGTACACCAACCTGAGCTACGTTCTTATCGAACTGATTAGCCAAAGCAATACCGGCTTGCTTGGTGTACTCAGAGCGATAATCATAGTGAGACATTGCTTCTTCGATGTTCGCAAAGAACACAGGAGAAATCAACAGGTCATCAACGTTGATAGTACGCTCGTTGTTGTTAGCGGTTTGACCATCAATCTCAGCACCTGGGGTGTGATAAGATGCACCTACTTTCCATGTTACAGGGAACTGTGCGCTCTTACCATTGCTGATGGTACGGATGAAATGACGATCTTTAAACCGAGTCATCTCTTCAAAGGCAGTAAGAACCTCACCACCATAAACTTTCAAGAATAAGGCTTTACGATCACCGGCGCTATTGACCTGACCACCACCTAATACGTTTGCAAAAGTTGCCATCTATTTAAATCCTTTTTGTTTACTATTTAAGTTTGTCATTTGTTGACCTACAGTTCTCCTTGTGTATTACCCTCAGGTAAACACTTGTGCAACCTTATGTCTTCTATACCAGTCCTGGGGACCGTTCTAACTTTTGTTCTACAGAGTGTCTGAACGCTGGGTCACTCTTATATCGAGTATCCTTCATGTCAGCCTTGACTTGCGCCCACGATTGGTACACAGAGGATTCCCCTGCTTTACCACCGTCGATCAACTTTGGAGGCTTACCCACGGATGCTTCATAACGTTTCTGTAGATTACTCACAGCTGCTGCTGTGTTTGGACCAAGTACACGGACGCTTTCATTGAAGGTAGCTAATTCTTCCGCAGATAGATTAGTCTTTGCCCACTCAGTAATGCGTGTGTATTGTTCTTTACCACCAACAGAGTCAAGAATGTTATTGACTGCTACAGTGGCTTTAAGTTGTAGACCTTCGATGTACGCATCAACGACATCCTTAGGTAGACCTTCTTGTGCTAACGCTGAATAATCTTCTTCTGACAGATTACCGTTCTCAGCATAAGCATCAAAGTATTTCTGGAAACGAGCTTCGTTA